CCCCAGGCAATAATAGATTTCGTTACGGAGGCGGCGGATCTCCGTTGTGGGCGTTTTCACCAGTCAATACTAATGTGATCAACGTTAAGGACGAGGAGTTAAATAACACCGTAATAAATGACGGCATTCCAACTGGTGTTACTCGTAAATTACGAATCGAGGGGCACAATGGCAACATTGGCGGTGGATTGATCTGGAATGACATTTGGGAAGGTGGCGCGGTAATAATTCCAGAGCCCAATCAATCAATCGGTCAGCAAATTCAAATATTAAGCAGCAGTGCGAGTGATACGTTAGCCGGTACAGGCTCTCAACGTGTCCGTCTTGATTTTATAACTACCGCAGACGTATTGACCTTTGAGGAGTTCGATCTTGACGGCGTGACTCCTGTCTTAAGTGTGGCGACTAATATTACTGATATTATTGATTTTCACAGTGTACAAGTTGGATCAACAGGCGCAGCGGTTGGCATTATTGATGTAACAGACGTTGCAGGTCCAGCTGTTATATACAACCGAATCACACCGCTTGGCAATAAGTCATTAACTACGCTTAGGCACTTACTGCCATCGAGTACGTTTTATATTACCGATATGGTTCTAAGTGGGGACACAAAAGGAACAGAGGTTATATTTCGTAGTGACTCATCAGACAGTGGCATTGTTTACCCTGGCGTATTTTTGTTTAATGTCCCCGTAACCATGACTGATGCGCCGTCAACCATTAAATTTAATCCGGCTCTTGAAATACCTGGCACGGCTCGAATGAAAGTATCAGCTCGCGCGCAGCCCGCAGGTAATACGGTTTCTGTGTTCATGAATGGCTGGGTCAAGATTTAGTGTATAATGTTATTAATTAATCAATACGGAACTCTATTATGACTTTGCTAGTAGCAAACAAGCCCTTATCGGCTCTAACTACCAACATCACAGCCAATATACTTGACGCATCGGCAGGCCCACACGCTCTAACCTTTGTTGGCAGTAAGCAAGTGCTGACCATTGTCAATGGCGATGTTGGATCGATTACAGTCAACTTCCTTGGTGACGGTGTGACAACATTTAATTGTCCAGGTTTAGGGCCTCAGACAGTATCGGCAGGCGACGACATTGTGGTTGCCACTGGCGACACGGTGGAGTATCTAGTTTCGGCTCACAACGGTTTCATGGGTGCGGAAGGTAATAACGTTGTGGTTACTATTACCAGTGCGACATCGTTGTCTAGTATCTGGTTAAGCGAGTATAACTAGAAATGAATAAGCCCGCTAAGTGCGGGCTTTGTTTTAGTGAATCATATTATTAACCGGCAACTCAGCCGGATCGATATCGATTATTTCAACTTGAATGTCGCCAGAGTCGTAAGCTGATAACATTGCGTAATTGGCTATCATTTCCGGCGAGCCGTCATCACCTTCAAGTTCGTCGTCGTCAAACTCTAAATCGATTTCAACGTAACTATTACCGATGGTTATTTTGATGCGTTTGGCTATCATAGCTAGCCCTTATTTAGTGTGATCGTGAATTTGTCGCTATCAATAATATCTTCAATGATTGCCCACTTATCTGGGGCAGCATCCCATAACTCGTTGATGGCATCACGAAGCTTTTCTTCGTCGGTGCGGGTGTCGATAGGCTGATAGTGATTCAAAGCAAGGTGCGGTTTCATGCAATATTCATGCGTATACTCTTCAGTAATACCTTTATGAACTATGTGTTCTGTTGAGAGGTATTTTATAACCACTTTAACCGGAGTTCCCGTATGGCTCGTCGGGTTTTTGGCCCAAAGAAATATACATTCACTACCAACAGGCGGCACGATACCCGCGCATTTCATTGCTTGGGTGAAGATTGGTTTATCGTTAACCAGCTCGTCAAGGCCGCCAAAACTCACTTCTTTATGTAGAAGATTAATAAGTTCTTTAGATGGTTTTGGGATATAGTTAAACCCTTCACCAATCACAAAATCCAACGGCTTAGGTTGATCGCCAAGAGCTTCGATTTGTAGGGTGATGTGGTGCGCTTGTTCGTAATGATCGTCGTCGTTTACCTTAACTTTGTTTAGAGGATAAGGCAGTGAATTCGCGAGACTTTTTGTTGATGCTTGGTATTGTTTTAGCATTGCTGCGCGGTTAGGTTTCCATGAAACAGGCCCGTTATTGCCGTCGATGATCCATATAAGATGACTAGCAAGTGCGGTGTAATTATTAACTTCATGGCTAGCATCAACAACCACATCATCGCTAACAGGTTGCTTACCTATGTTTGGGCGGTCTGCGAATGCGACTACGAAATAATCACCATGAAGGTGCCCGTTATTAAACTCTTCAACCATCCCGGCACTAATGTTGAATTGGTGGCTAAACTTATCCTCGCTTCGGGCAACGCCTAACAGAGTATCACCCACAACCAACGGCGTGAACTTCTTAACGTAGCTTATTGGGATTAAAAAATCTTCTTTGCGCTCTCCTGGTGGGCGGGAAAGCTCGATTACGTCGAGATATGGTTTGCCTTCAAATTTGATCCAATTAAATCCAGTATTGAAGCTGGCAATGTGAAACCCGTCATCGCCGATTAAATAAAGATTGGTGTTGTGACAGGTGGTTACTGCGTAGTGAGTCGCATTTGCCGCATTTTTTTTAGTAAACATAGTATTTCTCCTTGTTAGTGTCTAAACACAATAAGCCCTAGTAAACGCAATTGCAAGTAAAACTTTAATGATGTACTATAAACACAAGATAAATAATTGAGATAATAAAAATGACGCCACAGCAGTTTAATATATGTTTGGATTTTCACCTTGGCTTAATTAGAAGCAGACCACATCAGAAGACTATCGACGATGCTAGAAACAACATTGATAGCTATGGCGCACGAAAACTAACTTATGCTTTAGGTAAGCGATTTATAGCGCTTAAACACTGGGGCTCATCGCGAACAGACTATTACAAGATGGGCATATACAACCTAAACAACACCCGAAATCCATCACCAGGTGCATTTACTGCAGCATTCAGCGTGATCAACGACGGCGCCAAAATAAGCAAAGCGGCAATAGCCAACAAGGTTAATTACCAATCTGTCAAGGTGTTAATTCCCCGCCTGCAGCGATGGGATGAATACGCAGCCAAACTAGCCAAAACATTGTGATACAATAGCGAGGTCTTTTATTATGGGATTTAATCGTTATGTCTACACGCAAAAAGCCACGCAATCAGCAGCCGGAACAGTCTGATGATACTGGACCAATTGAGCAGGGCTCTTAGTCTTGATGTTATACCGGAGTCGGTTATAGCTGCCGACTCTGTTATTGTATTAGGTTATTTGATCTTGCTTGCCAGTAAAATGAGCGCCGATAGAGCTAAAGTTTTATCGGCGTTTTTACTTACTATTATTGTCGCCTACTCCCCAATTTATGATGCATTAAGCCAAGTTCAACTCTATTGCGCATATTCTTTGATTTATGTCAAAATATTGACGCATGTTACTAATAAGCAAATAAAAACTACTATTGGTATAATGTCGGTATTCCAATTATTTATGGCGATGGACAGCTATGCTAATCCAACAATTGAAACGTGGCTGTATCGCAATTTTGAAGAAGTTACAATACTTATTCATTGCCTTATTGTTTCATCCTGCTATCGGCTTAAACCAATCAACCTGGGCTCCCTTTTGGGACGCATTATTGATAGCCTGCGTGGCCTGGCACATAGCCAATGCCTTGCGACCCGTCTATGATACAATGGTTACATTAATTAATATCATGCGGCGATAACTCATGCCTGAATATGCATCAAAAGACGATGTGCAATCCATATTAAAAGCCATGGGCGAATCAACATCAGCCATCAGTAATTTGGCAATTAAGTTGGAGCACCAAAGTAGCTTAATCGAAGCGGCAGAAAAGCGAAACGACAAGCGGATTGAAAAACTCGAAGTTGAAGCAAAGGAAGATCGACACGCCGCCGCAGCATCGCGCAAAGAAATGCACAAAGAAATATCTATCATTTCGTCACGATTAGTTCCAACTGAATTAATGACAGAAACAATAAAAAAAATATCCACCAAAATCATTGGCACGTTGATCACGCTATTCATTACCGGTGGCGTTTCCGTTTACTTTTTAACTAAACTATTGGGATCGTAAGATGGCCATCACAATCACCATTCCAGACGTTAAAGCATTTTGCCCAACATCGCTGCCCGATGCGGTTATCACTAGCCTGATTAACTTGGTCACCGAGAGAATGGGAGCATGTGCCGAAGCGGCCTATCCGGCAGATACAGCCAAGACTATTTTGATTTATGCCGTGTGCCACTTTGTTCAGGTTACCGAAGGCGGCGAAGTTAAATCCGAACGAGCCCCTAATGGTGCCAGCACAACATTCGAGAATCACGCAAGCGGCGAGGGTTTAAAATCAACCCAACCAGGCCGGACATTGTTAATGCTCGATACCGCTGGCTGTTCAAGCAACCTAGTCCAGCAAACTTTCTTATTCCTGGCAACTGGTAGCCCGGCTACTCCGCATGGTGTAACATAATGACCAGGCCAACGCGCAGAGCTGCAAGAAGTGCGGCTACCATCTGGCCCATTATTGGGACAGATCCATACACCGGCGTAATATTCGGCACGCCTTATAAAATAGCTGTGACATTCGAACAGGGCGCAACCAGGCAGTATAACGATAGCCAGGGTAACTCATTTATCCCGGCGTCGATTTATTGGTCTGAGTTTGTCACATCTGACGGGTTGCCAAAACTCAACTGGGCCATTGCATTGGGCGATCACACGCTCGAACTAACGCCGACTAACGTAGAAAAAGTTGAATATATACGCGTTACCAAGCTGCAAGACGGTGGCCGCGATGTTGATGATATTATGGTGTTGACCTAAACGGAGATTGAATTAATGATAAAAATTTGGTGGTTTATAAAATGCTTTGCGGGATCTGGATCTGTTGAAGATGGGTCAATATGTTGGTTTAGCTCAAAGATTCCTTGGATATTTGATGCGCATGATTACCTAAAAGAAAAAGGCGGTGATGGTATACCTTGCTGTTTTCACACATACGAATGCCATAAGTGCGGCAAGAAATTTGGAATTTAAATGCCAGTAACAGGCGCGGCAGCCGTACGCAGAAAGATGGGGCGAATCTTCAAGGATATTAACGAGAAGAAAGCGCCGCAGTTTGTTAATCAGGTATTGTCTATTGGCCTGCTTCACTCGAAAGAGTTGGCTCCGTTAGAGTTCGGCACATTAGTTAATAGCGCCTTTATGGATGTTGATGTTAACTCATTCAAAGGTGAAGTTACTGGCAGCGTTAAATACGTTACTAATTATGCAGCAGCCCTTGAATTCCGCACCGACTGGAAACCTAGACCGATTAACGAAAAAGCGGGACCAGCCTGGAATCCAAATGCTGAACCTCATTTCCTTAAAAAAGGTTTCGAGGACAGTACAAGCCAGAGCGCAATTAAACGAGCTGAGAAGATATTTAAAATCTAGGAGTCACCATGAAAAACAAAAAAGAAAGGCCACAAATGGAAGTGAAATTAACATGGAAAGGTAAATTATGGTACTGGTCACATAAATTATTATGTTTCAGGGAGTGCAAGATGCCAGGTAAGTGGACGTATTTAACCGAGCAAAAACCAAAGTTTAAGGCATAACATGGCAACAATAGCCGACTTAGAAGTAAGACAATTAGAACTGCACTTAATTGCTGGCGGCTTCCTTGCGTCGTTCACGGATATATTGGGCGGATCGCAACCGGCGCCAACGTTCCAGGCGTTTGAATTGGACTTGACTGACAAGCCACCAACGGAACGAGTTGTGATGATCCGTAAAACTGGTAACCTATCCGCGCCTGATAGGACTTTCTTCAAGAGCCAACCAATGATGGTGTTAGTTGTCGGCGAGGCTACACAGCTTGATTCTGTTATTGCTAATGGCCTAGCGATCGACATGGAACGTTATTTAGTAGAGAATGCAACGGATGGCGGGTGTATTGCTAATATTGTGTCTAGCGGCGTCGTTGGTCCTTTTATTACGCCGGATGGTCGCCGGGCGTTCGAAATTAATCTTGTAGTTAGTTTTAATATTTAGTTGACACATGAATAAACACAACGTAGATTAAAAGACCTAGAGAGAATATTATATTTAAGTCAACTAATCGGGAGTAACAGCCCAATGGACTAATCTTTTGACCTCGTGAGCTCACATATCGGGTGCGAAGCAAAGACAGCTAAGCCTTACAGCATCAAAGAAAGGCGAATTTATTAAAATGGAGTGACAAAGGGCCTAAAAGACCGTCCGACTTGCATCCGCTATAGTGCACGATATTTAAAATATTGCTAAAGCCGACGAGGTTACCTACCTCTTTCCCGCAGGCGCGGTTTATTTTAACCAACAAGGAAATACAATGAAATCATTTGGCTATATCTGTTCGTATCTAATATTAATACCATTATCAGTAACATTATCAGGCTACACACTTAGCGTTTTATGGGATTGGTTTATTGTGTCAGCTTTCTCTATAGAAAGCCTTTCAGTGCCGTCCGCAATCGGTCTGGCTTTAATTATGAGTTACACAACTTATCAATACAGTGAAAACGAAACGAAAGATGATACACCACAATCCGAGAGGCTTGGGAAAGCGGTCTTTATGGCTATAATTAGACCTTCTATCGCATTACTAACCGGCTGGGTTGTAACAATGTTTATGTAATACCAATAGGTATCAGTAAAGCACCATCCGAATAACTAAGGGGGTGATTTATCTAAGCCAAAAGCTTCCTTAGGGAGGCTTTTTTATTGCCTACCCATTAATGCTATAATAATCCTGAATATTCAAATTACAGGATTATAATCATGGCAACATGCGACACTAATATAGATTTCGGTCGATTTCTTCTGGCAAAATGGGCATCAGGTTGCGGCAGCGACGATCAAACAGCTTTAAGCTATAAGCCCTTTGGCGTTACGCAATCCAAATCACTTGATGAAAGCTCAACCGAGGTTGATGTAACCAACGACGATTCCGAGGCGGAAATGGACACAGCAATTGTCCGTATGTCAGCAGAAATAACCGTGTCTGGCTTTAACTCGAAAAAAGACAATGTCACCACATCACAAAAAGAACTGCGCGCATACCGACGGACCGAGCTTGCAGCGGGTCGACAGCCTACGTTATGGCTTAAATTTGAAGAGGTCAATGGCCTGGACAATATTTTCATATTCGTTACTTACCCTGGCAATGGCCGAACTTTTGGTACGGATGATGCGAATACTGGGGAATTTAGTTTCAAGATGATCTCTACTGGCGTCCCCGGTAAGCGTTCATGGTTAGAAGTGCCTAAAGTCTAATGCTGCTGGCTTACGGACATGCGGAAATTGAATGGCAGGGCGTAAAATATCGCCTTGCCCCTTCTTTTGCGAATATTGCCAAGATGGGCTCGCCGGTTGAGATAGTCGAGTTATTCAAATCGTTTATTACGCCTGGCGCTGATTGGCACAAATTCAATATTGCTGTGATCGTATTAAACGCCTGTAGTGATAAGCCGATCCCCGAGTCGTTGACAGGTCGTGTCAAGTTCAGTGATCGCCAGCAAAAGTTTATGTATGTTCAGCCATCACATGGTCTACCAATGATTAACGACGTGGTAACTTTGGCGGAGCACTGCTTACTTCATGGTATTTGCGGCAAGGTTGAATCAAAGGGTGACGGCGATCCACTCGAAGGATTCGACGCTTATGCTTTTATGGAACTCGCACGGGTTCATCTTGATATGAGCCCAGCGGATGCCGCCAACATGACGATGACTGAGTTTGTTCGACTCATGCGAGCCAAATTTCCACCGGAACCAGACGACGGCCCAACGCCAGAACAAGAAGCAGCGTTATTAGCGTTATGTGATGAGGATTAAGTATGGCCATTGATGCCGGTTCGATAACATACACCGTAGAAACTGACACCAGCTCTCAATTAAAAGCTGACAAGGTGGTTGAGAAGTCAACCAAGAAGATGGAGGCTAACTTAAGGCGAGTCGATAGAGCCACAAAAAAATCAGCAAAAGAAACACAGAAAGCGCTTGCGGCCACTAGTCGGTCATTTGGGCAAGCTGGAATACAGGTGCAGCAATTTGTCGGGCAAATTCAGGCAGGCACGAGCCCAATGCTCGCGTTTTCACAACAAAGTACCGATCTAGGTTTTGTGCTCGGCTTCCCATTGCTTGGCGCTATAGCTGGTATATCGGCTACGATTGGTGGCTCTTTACTTCCCGCGCTATTTAATGCAAAGGACAACACTAAACTACTAGAAAAGGCTCTGGAGTTACTTAAGGAGACAACAGCAGAAACTAGCGACGGAACAATTGTTCTCAGTGAATCGCTTGAGTTATTAGCCAAAAAATCAAAGGCAGCGGCAGCGGTCGAGATTGCTTTAGGCATGGAGCGAGCTAAAAATGTAATAAAACTTGCTCGAGTCGAGATCAATGAACTGGCGTCATCCTTTGAAAATTTCTTTACCAAAAACTCATCAGGTCTTGACGCCTCAATAGCTCAACTCAAGACGCTGGAGGAGGTATCATTAAGGACTAATGAAACTCAAGTTGAAGTCATAGAACGACTTGGTGACTCTTACGAGGGTTCATTGGCTGGAATAGGTGGAGTTAGTAACGCCGTTAATAAACTAAGCAAAGAATATAAAATATCAACAGCCGAATCTCTGGCGTTTATCAGGGCTTTAGCTCAATTCAAAAAAGATAAAACCTCTGATTCGTTTGAAAATCTTTCAACCGTTATCAGCGCGATAGCCACCGGGTCAACAACGGTAAACAAAGAATTCCTTGTAATGGCTAAGGGTATAAATGATGCCTCGATAAATGCTGCAGATGCCGCCGAAACCATTGCCTTGTTTGCTGACGCAACTAAAGATCTAGACGACGCATTAACTAAATCAAGCGAAAGCGGATTCAAGAAGCAAAAACAAGCTGCCGATGAGCTTTCGGACGCGCTTGATCGCATGTTTGTTGTGGAGGAGCGGCTAGACGAAGCAAGGGGCAGGCGGGAGGCCGCCGACAAAGCGAGACTTGAAAGACAGGTTGCAGCAACCGGCATAACGCCTTTGCAAGCTCTAATTGTTAGGCAAGCAACAGAAGTTGAAATATTAAAGCAGGGATTTGAGCAAAAAATAATAGCTGAACAAGAATTTTTAGATAGAAGCGCGCAATTGAATGTCCAACATCAAGAGCAG